GTAGCGGGCGTCGTCCATGTATACGTCCTTGAGGAAGGCTGCCTTGTCGTAGCCGTCGGCCTTTTTCTCGTCAGCAAGAGGATTCTCCTCGCGCACCAGGTCGAGGATGAAGTCGTACTCGCCGGGTGTCAGCTTGAAGAGGCTGCCCTGCGGGTTGACGAAGTACTCCATGCGCTCGAGCTCGGGGCACTCGCGCAGCGTTTTGTAGTCTATCGGCGTGGATAGGCCCTCCACCTTCTCGAAGTAGAGCCTCTCACCGTCCTGCTCCGCGCTAACCTTCGCGATGGCGACTATCTGCTTAACCGGGTACGACTCGTAGCCGATGATCATGTCGCCGGCCTTGGCATCGAGGAAGTTCTGGAAGATGCGCCGCTTGTTGCCGTTCTCGTTGTAGAGGGTGTAGTCCTGCACTTCGCCCACGGCGATGTCGGCGAAGCTCCAGATCTTGGGGTTGGCGTTGAGCCACCAGTATCCTGTCTCGTCCTCGTCGTCGTCTTGTGTGGCGTAGAGCCTTATTCCGCTCAGGTCGATGCGACCGAGAGCTTCCGCAAGTTCGTCGCGCAGGCGCCAGACGTATGACCCCTCCTCGTCCTTGCCCGCGTGGCGCCCCACGTAGAGCACGGGCCACCACTTCGAGTTCTCGCTGTCGTCCTTGCCGACGGTTGGGCACCCCGTCTTCTCGACCACGCGCTTCGCGAGTGCTGATGATCCGCTGTTGTAGAAGTTCTTCGCCTCACCGTACTTCACGGCGAGCTGCGTGCACGTCGCCGCACCACCGTAATCAAGAAGGCGGCGCATAATCTGGAGGCTGCTCTCCGTGAACACCTCGGGGTCTTCGAGAAGCACGATCCAATCATCTGCGGTCAGGCCCGGATCGTACGCATCCTTCTCAGGCCACCACTTGCCGCCGTCTTGGTCGTGGTCGTGCAGGTAGCGGCTGATGTAGAAGCCGAAGTCGATGGTGAGCGTGCGCATCTCGGGGTCGGGATAGCACTCGGGAGTGAGGCTGGCGTCGAGGAGCTTGCGCAGCTCGGCGTCCTTCCGTAGTTCCGCGTTGATCTCGTCATAGAGCGCGAGGTGGTTGCGCACGTTGTCAGCGTAGCGCCCCTGCTTGATGACGCAGTCGCTGCCCAGCTCCTGCGCCGTCTTGCGCACCTCGCCGTACTTGTAGATGTAGTAGCGGTCGGGGTATCGAAGCCAAAGGTAGGTCGTGATGGCGTTTTCGGTCTGGTAGCTCTGGCCGCCCTGCCCGGTCTTCTCAAGAAGGTCGTTGCTCCGCCGCTTGAACTCGTTGATCCGCTCCCAGTAGTCGCGGCTCTCGTCGAAAAGCGCCATGAACATGGCCCGCACGTCCTCTGGAGCAGCCTTTGCGCTGTTTATGATCATTCCCTTTGGGAAGTTGTTCATTGAGGCGAGCAGGTTGTAGGTCTTGGCCAGCGCCCTCTCCAGCATCTCGGCAAAGTCTGGCGCGTTGATGTCCCAGTTGTCCTGGAAGTGCCTGACAGCCTCCCACTTGTACTTCTCGTTGCCCCAGGTAACTGCAACGAAGTCTTCCTTGTAGAGGGCAAGCACCTCGTTGAAACGGGAAAGGTCAATCATCGCTATCTCCTAACAGCACCACTAAACCTCGTTGCTAACGGGCTGGGCCAGAGTCTTGAGATCATCCCAGCTGTCAGCCTTCTTTATGTCGTCCTCGTAGGCAACCAGGTACCCCCAGGTCTGTCCCACGAATTCAGGCTCAATGGCGAGCCGCCGCACCAGCTTCTCGGCTGCCTTGCGCTTTGCCTGCACCTTCGCGTCGTCTCGGCCGCGCTTGTCCTTACCCTCGATAATCCAATGCGTCCCGGCATCGTCGAGCACGACGAAGTCGGGGAAGTAGCGGTCTCGCGCGGTGTAGTAGATGTAGGCCATGTTCTGCGGCTGGAGCCTGTGCCACCAAACTACGTGCGGTGACGTGTTGAGGAGCCGCGCCAGTTCGTATTCGCCGCTGTACGAGTCGAATGATTCCTCGGAGAAGAGCGATTTGAACCAACCTGAGTAGACGCGCCCGCGCACGAACTGCTCACCCGAGTCGATGGGTTCGTACACACGCTCGCCAAACGGGAGAGAGAAGCCGTTCAGGTTCATAGGCTTCGGGCGAATCTGGGGCACTTCCTTGGTCGAGCGCTGCACCTTGTCGATGTATTCCTTGATGAGCAGGCGAAGCTGCATACATGCCGAGTCGAGCGATTTCACCGTCCACGTGTCGAAGCTCACGCCCTTCATGAACTTAGGGACCAGGTAGCCGCTTACGTAGGCGGCGACGTTCTGCGTGGAGGGCACGAGCTGCATGTTCATGACGAGCTTGACCAGCGCGCCCTTCGCTTCGTCATCCGATATGTGGACGGAGTCAACCTCGGCGCTCTCGGCGTCCACGGCACGCAGCTTGTTGCCGAGTGCCTTGACGATTTCCTTGCGCAGCAGCACGTCGCCGGTCGAGGTCACCTTCTTGGCGGCTTCGCCTATGGATTTGTCGCCAATGTCGGACAGGTCGATGGGCTGCTGTTCGAGAACCACGTCTGTCACTGGGAACTTGTACGACACGTCCGCAAACTTGGGATTGCGCTCGATCGTAACGTAGTCGAGCGTGAAAGGGGTGTCGTCGCCATATCCGTCGTCCCCAATCGTGGCGATGCCGACGGTACCCTGGCCATTCTCGCCGGTTTCGGCACCTCCGAAGCAGGGTTGGTGGTAGCCCTGTCCAGCAGCAGTAGCGGTGTCATTGCCGCCTCCTGCCACCTTCGTCGTACTTGTGTTGCCGCCGGTGTCCTGGTTTGCAGTGTCGGGGCTCGTTTCGGCGTTCTGGGCAGCCTGACGTATGGCTTGGGCAACCTTGCCCTTGTCAGCGCTGGATATTGCCTCGTCGAGGCCAAACTGCCGCAAGACGTCTTCGGCCTCGAGCAATTCCTGGAAGGACTGGTGCGCGATGATGTCGAGTTGGTCAATCTGCCAGACGTCGGTGTAGTGCCCGAAGGGCAGGCGCAGGCCTCGCCCCATGGTCTGCTGAGTCAGTACCTCGGAAGCCATCGCACGGAGCGTCACGACCACTGCGATGTTCTTGACATCCCAGCCCTCCTTGAGCTTGTTCACGCTCACGACGGCGAGCACGGGCGAATTCGGCGCGTCGAGGTTGTCGAGCATCTTGTTTGTGGTTTCGTCGTCATGCTTGGAGTCCACCTGTAGGACGGCGCTTTCGCTGCCAAGGTACTCGGGAGTGCGAAGTAGGTCGGCCACCTGGCTCGCGTGATCGGTGTCAGCACACACGACGAACGCCACGGCGTTGAGGCGCTGCAATCCCTGCTGCTCGGCGTATGCGTCGTAGTAAGCCTGCTTGATGCTCCGAAGCTGCAGAGCATCGCGCAACTGCTGCTCCTCAGAAGCCTGGTCGGCACCGTAGCCGCCCTTGCGGAATGCCAGCACCGGAGCCTTCACGAAGCGGTCCTTGATGGCCTGGTAGAGCGGGTAGGTGTGAATCACGTGGTCACCGGGAAGTGTCGAGGCGGTGAGGCCGATCGCCGCAGCGGGATCGAGCTCGCAAAGCGCCGCGTTGAACGCCGCCGCACTCGTTGAGTACAGGTGCGACTCGTCCGCTATCACGACCAGGTCGTCAAGGTCCTTGAGGTAATCGAAGAGCACACCAGCGTTCTCGTCGAAGCGCCTCGGCTTGCGCTGCAAAGCAGCCTGCGTGTCCCCATGCGTCTCGCCCTCGAGGCTCTTGGGCGCGATGAGCTGCTGTATGTTGAAGATGAACGCGAGGATGGGTATGTCTCGCCCATATGCAAGGGTACCCTGCCCATGTATCCGGTTAGTCCATGCCGAGTAGTCTTGTGGAGTTACGATGTCGGGCGGCACCTGCGAGCCGGCGATGTAACGCTTGTTGCCAGGAGTGAAGTTAGCGACGGTCTTCGCTTGCACGGTCTTGCCTGGCGTCACGATTACGACGTTGCCGACGCCCTGGCGGCGCAGGTATTCTACGAACGCCGCCATGAGGTAGGTCTTTCCGACGCCCGTCGCCAGGTTAAGCACCTGCATGACACCCGGATCGTAGTCTCCGTCGAGGGTGAACACGAGCTGCCGCAGTGCCGCCTTGTTGGGCGCACGCAGGTCGAACTCGGCACTGATGGATTCGAGCATGTCGGAGTCGAAGGAGATGTTGAGCCGCTTCGCCATCACTCATCGCCTCCCTTCGAATAGCGGAATATGTCGTCGGGAATCACCACGACGCGTGATCCTTTGCAGTAGCGGCGCAGATGCTCGCGAATACCGTCTGTCACGCTCGTGACGGCAAGCACAATGGTCTCGCCGGGCCGTATGCGACTTACGAGCCAGTCGACGAGCCCCATGCTCGCAGCACCCTCGTAGACGTAGAGAAACGCGTTTCCGCGCCGCCCGTGAAAGCAAAGTGCGGCAAAGGTGTCGTCGTCGGTCTCATCGTCTGGGTCTAGCAGCCTGAACCCGAGGTTTGCAGCGACAGAGCGCTTGAGCGTGTCACCGCTTGCCGCTTCGGTCAACATCACGCGGTCAAGAGCTGCGTCGTAGTCGAAGCATTCAGGCGAAAGATGTGCTACTTGGAATCCTCCGCCACCGCGCCAGTTGACTATTTCTTTCGAGCGTGTGGTTTTCGCAGCATCTCTCAGAAGCTTTACAACAGCATCGAAGGCCTCCCTGCTAGGTGGCTCTTTTCGTGTGCGTCTCCTTGATTTGCCTTGCTCCTGCACATCCGCTTTCGGCTCAAGTGCGTCCGCAAGCGTAGGACTGTCCTTTACGAGCTTGTTTAGAAGCCTTGTAAAGGTAGCCGCATCGTCTGGCTCCATGTCCTCTGGCAAATCGACATCTTTCGCTGCAATGCGTTCGCCCTTCGAACGAGTGATTCCACCTGCGTCTTCATCGTTAACAACAAGTCGCAAGCGCGGAAGTGTGTACTTGTAAAAATTGGAGTCAAGCAATTCGCAGGTGATCCATCGTCGTCCAAGTTTCTGCGCAACGGCTGCGGTAGTCCCTGAACCGGCAAAACAGTCAAGGACAATGTCTCCCGGGTTTGAGCCGATGCTGATGATTCGCTCAAGCAATCTCTCGGGCTTTGGTGTGTCAAAAGGTATCTCACCAGGAAAGAGCGCTTTGATCTCGTTCTTTGCCTCGTCGTTCGAACCGACATCTGTATAAGGCCACCAGTCCTCTGGAACCTTGCCCGGCTTGCTAGCTAAGTACGATTTCGATCTAAACCCGCCCCCACCGGTGACATAAACTCTTGGCCAGAGCCCGCTCTTCATGAGCGACTCGGTTCTCTTTCTTGCTTCCTCGGGAGTGCAGTCGAGCACGATTGCTGGAATACCCTTCTTAACGCGGTCTATAGGTATGCCTTCGTTCTCGGCACGCCATTCCTCGTCGTGCAGATCCTCAAGACGATAGGGCGCATATGCGCTAAGCCAGTCGAACATGTCTTGTTGTCCGAAACGCCAGTGTCCTCCTCTTGGTGGTCTAAGCATCTCTCCAGTCAGAGGGCTCTGTATGGCGTAACACATCCCTCCGGCACCGTCACCCTTATTGGCAGTGGCAGGTGCACTAGTCCAAGCTCCCTGGGGATCGTTGTCGGGATTACTGTATGCAGAATCCATGGCCGCTGTTCGTGGCAGGCGGTTCCACGTTACGTTTTGGCTCTTTGAGTAAACAAGAATAACGTCATGCCTGGAAGAGAACCCTTCCTTCTGCTTCTTATCATTCCTGGGCTTAAACGTCTTCTCCCATGCAATCTCCGAAATGAAGTTCCCTGCTCCAAATACCTCATCGAGGAGTACCCTCATCCTGTGTACTTCAACATCATCGATATGAAGCCAGATCATACCGTCATCCGTCAGCAACCGCTTTAGATGCAGGAGTCGGTCTCTCATCATCGTTAGCCATACAGAGTGCTCAAGATTATCTTCATATGAAGCGAATGCCTTTGCTGTGTTGAAAGGTGGATCTATATATACGAGCTTCACGCGGCCTACGTATTTCTCTGCCAGTTCTGGTACACGAGTTAAAGCTTCTAGCACGTCGCCCGATTCGCCAAGAATTAGGAGATTGTCTACCTGCGGTGGCAGGTCTGAACGTTCCGAGTACTCAAAGCCGTCATTCTTCGGCGTCTGAGAACCCTGAACATATTCGTCAAAGACGAGAGTGTGTGTTTCGCAATAACGCGGGTCAGTTGGATCAACCCATAAGTAACCGTACCGCCCGACTTCCGTGGGGATAAGTGCCATGTCTTTGTTGTACCAGGTCAGCTCAAGACGCTGTTGAGACATCGGATTCCAGCTCCTAACGCGATTGGGTTAGCTCGTTGATAACACAGGTGCGAATAAACGCCGAGAAGCTCACGCCGCGAAGACGGGCGGCCTCTGCAGCCGCATCCTTGAGGTTTTTCGGCACGCGAAGAGTGATTGCGATGGGGTCGCCGTCAGCAAGATGCTCCTGCAGCTTGCCTTCCGTCGCCCCACTGTCTACAAGCTCTGAGTACTTCATGGCGCTCCTAAGCCGTTACAGTAAAGTGCAATAACAACGCTTGCATTCTATCATGTAGTGAGATTGTCAGTCTTAGCTGTCAGCTAATAATCAAACGGGCGGTTTTGTTCCCGCGAAGGACTGTTACTGGAAGCACAAGTCACTGGTACGAGATAAGAGAGGCCCTCCCCGCCGAGAAAACTGTGACTGAGTCGGTTGAAGCCGAATCCAACCTTATGAATCTGTACGGCTGCTGTTGTCGATTTTGCCACCGAATCCGCAAGCGTCACGTCGTTGAATTTATCTGTGCCGCCAGTCCTGGCCGCTGGCCCGGTCGCGCGGTGCGTCGTCGGCGCCCACTCCAGCAGCACGGCCGCCCACGCTCCGGGTGTGCTGCCGGGCCGGGCGCGCCACGCGGCAGCCATGGCGCAGGCAAGGTTATCGGGACGGCCACGGGGGCAAACGGCGCGCGTCTTCACCACGGCTCCGCAAGCCCGCTTCGCGGTCTTGCTCCGCTGGCGCGGGTTCAGCCACGCGCCGTTTGCCCCCGTGGCCTGCTGGGAGGTTAACTGGCGCCATGGCAGCCGCGCGTCGCCCCCGGCCAGCGGCGCACACCCTACGCGTGGTCGTCCGTGCTGCTTCCGTGGCCTCCGCCGCCCCGCACGCCCGGTCCACCGTCCAGGGCGGGCGGCACAGCGTCCTGCTCACTCGCATCCGGTACCGTTGCAGCACGCCATCCCAGGCCACCGAGACCGTCAGCGCGTCCCAGACGGCCCCACACGCGGCCGTATCCGGGCCGTGGCAGCCCGCCCGCACCCGATGCCCAGACACGCGAAAGCGCCCCGCACGGAGGCTCCTGCAAGCCCGTGCGAGGCGCCGATGCGTCCGGCGATGCCGCCTGGCGGCTAGCCGATGCCCTTGCCGGCGGAGACGGCCCCGGTGCCAATCTCGGCCGCCCTGGCGCGCGCAACGGCCTCCTCCTCGCCGTACCAGCGCATGCGGTACTCCCAGGCGCCCATGGTGACACCCACCTCGCGCATGTCCTGCTCCTTCTCGGCGGCCGTGTCCTGGATGATGCTGTCGTCAAATTGGACATGGACCTCGCCCTCGTCGGGGATGCCCTCGCCGAAGGATCGCGACGCGAACATTACAGCCCTGGCTATGGAGACGATCGAGCCCTCCAGGCTGTTCTCGTGCCTGCGGATGTTGCGCATGAGCGCCGAGTTGTCCGAGCTCACCTCCGTGGCCGTCTTCACATACCCCCGGGAGTCGTCCATGTCGAAGTAGCTGATGCCGAAGCCCGTGAGGTCGCCCAGCATCTGCAGGGCCACGCGGAACGCCTCTATCTGCCCGTTGGTGCGAAGAGCAGGCGCGAACTCCTGGATGGTGTCCTCGGTGCTCATGACCTTGCGGAAGACGGTGCAGTCCTGCTTCCCGAAGGGGATGGTGACGTTCTTGTTCCCGTCCTGCTCGCGGTCGAAGAGGACGTCGGAGAGGAACACGCGCATCTTGGAGAGATCGATCTCGTTGATGAGCGCGTCGAAGGTGAGGTCCACCGCCTGTACCGCATCGATTGCGTCCGCGAACACGCTCTGCCCGTAGGGCGACATGTCCACGCGCGTGTTCGTGACTGCGGGCTTGACGATGCCGAAGGTTGGGAAAGGACATCCCGTGTCGTAGATCGGGAGAATGCCGACAGGCGCGAGCTCGTTGCCCTCATGGTCGAAGCACACGGTGACGATCCGGTACGTCTCCTCGCCTTCCATGGCGAGAAGATCGTCCGCGAATTCAGGTGAAGGTGAAGATGGGGAAAGGTCAGTCGAGAAGCCAATACCGCCCTTGAGGTGCATCTGCAGCTGGTCCACGGCCTTTCCGCGGTAGAAAGCCCTGGTGACGAAAGCACACTCGGCAACCCCGTCCTCATCCCATGCGAGCGGGATCACCATGCGGGCGTCGTAATGCCGGATGCGAACCTTCCTCTTGTCCAGGTCGAGCCATAGCGCCCAGGCCCCGGTGCCAAGGCCAAACGCACGCACCACGGTCGCCTGCGCCGCATTCATGAAGTTCGTGGAAGAGAAGAACGAGTTGATCCAGTCGGTCGCTTTCTGGTTCTCACACACGACCTTGACCTCCTCGTTGAGGAGAAGGGATCCCCACTCCTTGCAAACGCGCATGGCAGGGTGAATAGACCGACGGTGAACGGCGTAGACCCTGCCCACACCATCCTTGTCGCGATAGTCGTAGAAGTCCCCGCGCGCCGACATCCAGTCATCCCAAGAGCGGATCCACGGCTCCATGTCATCCAGGGGAAGGACAAACCCGAGCTTGCGAAGATAGTCCTTCACGTGCTCAGGAACCCAATACTCATCCAGGCCATTGACACTCATGCCGGCACCTCCATCTATCGCGCGAATAAGCAAGGTGAAGTGTCCGCTCATGTCACAACAAGCCCCATGCCTTAAAATGCCGGGGATGCCTTTTGCGAAGATTTGGAAGGTGAAGATGATAAGAACGGCAAATGTGGGCGACGCCCCATCCGCACTCGCCATATACGCTCACTACGTCGAGAACACGGCCGTTTCGTTCGAGTACGAGGCGCCTTCGGTCGAGGAGTTCTCCGCTCGCATCGCGAACACGCTGGGGAGGTATCCCTACCTCGTCGTCGAGGATGACGGCGAGATCAGGGGATACGCCTATGCGGGAGCCTTCAACCCCCGTGCTGCCTACGACCGCTCGTGCGAAGTCTCGATATACGTCCGCCATGACGCCCGGGGGAAGGGCTATGGCCGCGCCCTCTACGAAGCGCTGGAGAAGGACCTGTGCGAAAGAGGCATCCTCAACCTCTACGCCTGCATAGCGAGCCCCGTGGAGGAGGACGAGTACCTCACGCGGGACAGCGAGCGCTTCCATGCGCGCCTCGGTTTCGAGAGGGTTGGCGAGTTCCACAAATGCGGGCACAAGTTCGGGCGCTAGTACAACATTATCTGGATGGAGAAGCTAATCGGCGAGCACGCCTAGCCAACCAGCATCGTTCACCAGGCCACGTTGTCACACACCGATTAGCGTGAGAAGGACAATCGTCATCATGCCGACGGCCAGCAGCCTCAGCATTTGGAAGAAGGCGAAAAGGCCCACGATGAAGATGATGATGATGATGATGAGAATGCCGATAAGAACCATGGCCTAGCCTCTCAGGATGTCGTCCATCATGGCATAGCGCACCGCATCGATGGAATGGTCGTTGCCGTCCGGTATGTCGTCTATCCAGGTGCCTTCCTTGTCCCGCTCGAACTCCTTTAGCGTGAACTCTGAGAAGGTCAGCGGGCATCTTTCGGAGTCAATCACGATCTCGCGCAAGCCAGCCAGCCACTCATACGAGAGCCTGCGCATCCTGGCCTTCCTGGCAGCATGCACGCGCAGCCCGAGCTCGCGCCGCCACACGTTCATCTGCACCTTGGAGTCTGGCGTGTCGTCGCAGTAGATGATCTGGTCGTGGAAGTAGGCGTCTCCGCCTTGTTCATCTGGGAAGGTGAGAGAATCAACCACTATCTTGCCCGTGTCCGCCGGCATCATCTTGTTCGCCGAGTGTTCCTCGAAGATGAGAAGGCGCCGCGCATCAGGCTCCCAGGCGCAGCGTACGAACCGCCACGGATCGGGGAACCAGCCCCAGTCCACGCCGTTCCTGATCCTTTGGAAAGTGCGGATGCGAGAATCGGAAAGCTTCGCCTCGTGTACGTTGTCGAAGATGGCACCGCCTGTGCCGGTGATCTCGCCCAGGTACTCCCATCGCCAGGCCTTCTCGTTCGTGTCGCGAAGGTACTCGGCCTCCTCCACGAACGGCGCGCCCAGCCAGTCAGGGTGTGAATCGATCACGTCGAGATAAGAGCTCCCGCGCACAAGCGTGTCATCGCGCCTCACGCGCTCCAGCCGCTCCACGTTCACCCAACTCCACATCGTCTTCGGCGGGTTATAGCTGTAGAAGATCCAGAACTTGTCCCCGCCACGGCGAAGGGAATTGAGAATGGAACGCAACGCCTCCACGCCCTCGAACTGGTCCAGCTCCTCGAACCACACCACCGAGCAATACCCCTTGGTGAACTTCACGCCCTTCAGTTTCAGAGGGTCGTCTGCCCCGCGAAACACGATGCGCTGCCCCGTGGGAAGGTACGTTATCTCCATGGGAGAAACCCTGCAGCGAAACACACCCTCCAGGCCAAGCACCTCGATGGCCCATTGGATTTGCTGATAGACGGAATCGCGCAAGGTGTTGGAGAAGCGCCTAACCACCACCGCGTTCGCCTTCGGGTTCGCGATTACGAGAAGAACAATCGCGATGGAAATGAAGGAAGACTTCGTCGACCCGCGCCCGCCCGGCAACCAGTAGTGCGTGTGGCCGTGCGCCATCACGTCGCCCATCACCGGGTGGAAGCGCGGGATGATGAAGTCGGAAACGGTGGTCACTCGGATCCACCGCCCTCGCCGTCGGAGTCGTCGGCCATCGGTTCGATGACGAGTCCGAGCGTGAGCTGAACGGGCGCGTTGTCGCCCTCGTCGGCCTTGCGCTCCATCTTGCCGTACTCCATCGGGTACTTGCGCTCGAGCAGCCAGGCCGCCGCCGTCCAGTACTGGGCGCGGGATTCCGCAGCCGATTTGATGGTCGTGAGCAGGCATCTCTTGTACTGGGCTTCGGCCTTTTTTAGTTCTTCGTATAACGCGCGCTTCACCCCGGTCTTCGCGTTCTCGCCCTCCTTGAGCCAGCGGTAGAACGTCGCCTGGTGAACGCCGATCGCGGCGATGATGTCCGCATCGCACAATCCGTCGCGTTTTAGCTCGACGATCTGCTCGACGAGCGCGTATGTCAGTTTCAGCTTCGCGGGCATGTCTGCCACCTCCTCAGGGTGGCAT